CGGCGGCCGGCCGCGCCGCCGTCATCCCCGCCGCCACGCCGCTCGCTCGGTTCTCCCTCGTAGGCGCTGGCTTCCGGGCGCGCGCTTTTGTTGCCTTTGGCCTTCGTCGCCGCCATCTGGTTCTCGGCGGCGATGCGCTGTGCTTCGGCACGCCGCGCCATTTCCTTACGCTGTTTGTCATACGCGCGTTGCAGGTTCTCCATGTATTCACGCACGGCCGCGGCTTCTTCTTCCTGCTGCTTGCGCGCCTCCCCGATTTCCCAGTTCTGGTATTCCTTCTGCCGGTTGATGGTGAGGGTGTTTTTCTTCGCCCGCGTCTCCAGCTCAATTTCCTGCTCCGTTTTCTTGCGGCGCTCACCGCCGAACCACGCGAAATTATCGCTGCCGGTTTCGGGATTAACGTAGGGCTTGCTGCCCTCGTAGATAGACTTGAAACCGCCGCCCGTGCCGTTGCCAATGTCCTTGTACTTGTCGTAACCGGGCGGCCTGGGCTTGCCGCCGCCAAACCACGCTGCTACGCCCATGTGCTAAACCCCACCCAACAGGGTTTGTTTTTTCTTCTTCTGCTCCAGTTCGTTAGGGTCAACGCCGCCGGGGCCGGTGAGGATAGTGCCAGCGACGCCGTCCTGCTTCTTGTTGTAGTGCGCCTGGTCTTTCTCGGCGCCATTGATTTGCCGTTGCAACTGCGCTTGCGCGTTATTCTGCGCGCGTTGCGCTTGGGCGAGTGTTGCCGCGTGTTGTGATGCATGTTGCACCAAGCCTTGCTGTGCTTGGGCAAGCTGGTCGGCCATCGCCTGCTTGTTCGCTTCCATCGCCTCGCGTTGCAGCGCCATGTTTTCGCTGTGTGTCCTACGGTCGTTTTCCAGCGTGGTATTAAAACGCCGCTGGCCTTCCTCCATTTCCTTCTTAAAATTCTCCTGCTGGATGCGGAATTGTTCCGCGGCCTGTTTTTCCGCCTGCGCCGCCTGATAACGCTGCTGCGCGCGGGCTTTGTTGCCTGCGACGTGGGATGCGACTGCGCCGCCGAGTGCGCCGATGCCTGCGATGATAGGTGCTGCTGGCATAGTTATAACTCCTTGATGTAAACAGATTCTTCAAGCCGCGCCCGCGCTGCGATGAGACGAGCGAAGGCGCTACCGGTTTTGGCGTGCCAGGCGATAAACGCCGCCCCGCGCGCTTTGCATTCGGATTCCACGCACTCCAGCATGCGCAAGGCGAGGCGCGGCGTCCGGTGGTCGGGATGGATAAACAGCGCATCGTGCTGCGCTGCGGTCAATGCGTAGTGCGGGTGCGCGCTGACAAACGCCGAGGCATAGCCAATCAGGCGGTCGTCATCGGCGAACGCGCCGACGGATACCAACCCGCCCGCCTCATGCAGCGCGTCATACAGCGCGCGGTTTAGCTGGCAGGGCAGTTCGGTCAAACCCGCCTCCGTCTCCGCCTTGTGCAACTGTCCCAGTTGTTCGATGTCGTCGTACAACTCGCGCGGCTCAAATATTGCGATACGGGTCATGTACCTTGCTCCGGTTGCGGTTCATAAATTCATGGATTTTCGGCGTGTCGAGCAGGGCGAGGCAGTATGCGCTGGCGTAGTCCGGCGAGCGCCCCAGCTTTTTGACAATGTCCTCGCGGCTCTCCACATAGACCTCCACGCCCTGCATCCGCCAGCACGGCGCGCACAGGTCGGCAAGCAAGCGCTTGTCCGGCGGCAGGGCGATACCGTTGTTGGCATCCGGGTCGAGCGCCTCGCGCATCATCCACCACAGCTGCGAGCGCAAATTTTTGAAGGTCAGCCGCCCGCTCTTGTCGCGCCGTGTCGCCTTTTCGGCGACGTTGACGCTAATCGCCTGCTGCCCCGCGCCATCCAAAAAGTCGTACACCGCCGCACCGACGCCGATGCCGTCCACGTGTATCGGCGCCCGGTCGCGCAGCGCGGAAATAACAAGCCCCGCCGTAGCGGGGCCGTTGGGTGTCTCTTTGCCGGGATAGGCAAGCGGCACGTCAAACCACATACCATGCCGACGCGCGATAATCGTCTCGTCCTTGCCGCCACGGGCGACGTCCACACCCATGCTGTCCATCGGCGGCTTGACGTCTTTTGCCTGCCAGCGCGCCATCGCCGCCTCCACCCACGCCGTCGGAATCACCTGCCACGGGTCATCGCCAATACCGGCGGAAAAATCGCCGTGCAGCATCTGCGAGCGCAACGGCTCCGGCAGCGCCTGCAAGGTCGCCATGTAGCCGGTGTTCACCAGGTGCGGGTTATCCCTTGCCCGCGCCGGAATAAACGTGCGCGCCAGCGGCCTGACAACCTCCTCCGGCTGAAAATCAACGGGGTCAAAATCATAGACGCGCGTCTCGCCGACAATGACGAACTCGCGCCCGTCCTCTACCCACACATCGCGCCCGGCAATCGTTGCGCAATAGCGCAACTCGCCTGGTTCGGCGGGGTTGGGGTGCTTGTTGTTGAGCCACGGCGCGAAAAAATCCACAACCCAGCGGCCTTCCGCGGTCGTTGGCGGGTTAAACGTCAGCAGCGCCTGACACTTCTGATTCGGGTCGGTACTGCGCAGCCAACCGAGCAGCGCCCGTACATCCAGCTCGAGGAAATTTGCGGCCTCATCGAAAACAAGCAGGTCATGCGGCCTGCCCTGATACTTCGTCCAGTCGCCCGCATTGGGAACGGAACCAAACTCAATCTGCCGCCCGTCGGCCATGCGCCAAATCTTCTCGGCGCCGTTGTAGCCGTCAGAATTGCCCACCAGCGCCCTGAGACGGTCAATAATGCCGGTGAGCTGCGTCGCCTCGCGCCGCAAAATCATGATTTGCCTGTGTTGCGTCAGCGCCTTGCCGCAAGCAAGGTCAGTCTTGCCGCCGCCCGCCGCACCGCCGTAGCCGATAATGTCGGCCTGCGACGTGTAGGCGAGCGCCTGCGGACCGGGAAGCGGCATCCAGCGCGGCAGGAATTGCGACAACTGCGCCACCTCCTCGCGCTCCGCATCCGTCATCTGCGCCCACAAGCGCCTAATCCTTGCCTGCATCGCCCCTTGCCTCGGCAATCGCCAGCACGCCCATAATCCGCGCCATCGCCTCCTCCGGCGAGGCGGGTTGCATACTGCCGTCGCTGCTCACATGGTCAATCTGCTGCTTGTCGCCATACTTGCGCGGCGCCATCTTGGCCAACATCCACTTGCGCGCATCAATGCGCAGCTTTGAGCGCGACACATGCTCGCCATTGAGCTTGTAGCCCTCACAATCCGGCGCGTTGCTTGCCATCCAGTCATTGGTGCCGTCGTCGGCGATTTCCGCCATCTCGTCAAAGATGCACTCCGCCTGCAACTCGCGCGCGCGCGCGTACTGCTGACAAAATTCCTCGCGCGCATTAAGCCAACGCATCACCGTGCGCATCTCTGGCATATCATCATCGCGACAAATACGGCGCAGACTCTCCCCATTGGCGAGACGCTCACAAATCACATCAGCGATTTCTTGCGTGTAACCGGACGGACGGCCCTTCACAATAACCTCTTGATAACCTCGGTCAGGCCGACCGCATTGACGAGATACATCCCCGCTGCGCCCGACACCACCCACAAAATCTTTTCCATCGTCTTCTGCAACTTCAAAACAGCCGCCGTTAATTGCCTGCTCTCATTCTTCAGCCAGCCGATTTCTTCTGCGTGGTGTTGCTGCGTCGCTTCAAGCAGCGTCATACGTCGCTCCATCTCAGCCTCCACAATTAGCCTCCAACTGTCCGATAAACTCCTTCAACCGCAATTCGCGCTCCACCAGACGGCGATAAACATCGTCGCTCACCCCGCCTAACTCCTGCGCGCTGATAGAAGGCAAAGTTGGCATCGGCGGGCAAGGCGCAGGTGGCAAAGGTACAAACTCCACCTGCCGCGCACAGCCCGCCGCGCCAAAAACAAAAACGGCGGCCAACGCCACCGTCTTACTGATTCTCGAAATAATCACGTCGTCCTTCCTTCATGCCTTTTTCGGCTTCCTCGCGCTCCCGCTGGGATACGGCCGCCGCCTGATTGGCTTTGGCCGCCCGCGCCTTGAGACCGTCAGCGATTGCTTGCAACCGGCTACGCTCGCGCCGCTCCAGCTCCGCATCGAGGCGGGCATTGCGTGCGCGCAGCACATTGACCGCAACAGCGAGGGCGACGACAACGCCAGCCAGCGCATACAGCGCCCAGGACTTAATCCTGGCGAGCACGGAACACCCGCCAGCAGAGATAGCCGATGACACCAGCCAGC